CCGAATCGCCTGTGGCAGACCTTGGCCTTCACCATCTTTCCCTTTATTCTTTTCTTGGTAGGTCTCAACGTTGTTGAGATTGGTCTCTCAGTTTTCGGGGGTTACCCTAATGGCTGAGTTAAGTCCACATCTTAACGAAAATCCAATCGACAAAGCCTTTACGTTGGGCTTGTTACTGCGCGAGCAAAACAGAGCGGAGTCCGAAGCATGCGAGATCACCATAACCCAAGGTGGAAGGCTAGTGCACACTACCGGGGCCTTAAGGATTTCTTCCCTTAAGAACCACGTTAGTGAGGCAGTAGTCTACCCCATTAAGGGTAAGGAGATCGTAGCTCGCCTCGGATATACCCGCTTCATAAAGCGCGTGCCGTATCGGGTGGCGGTCCGTTTTCGGGTAAAGCAGATTCCGATCGGTAAATCTGGTCGGGTCCGTATACCTGTGAACGGGCCAGCGGTCCTGTCGTCGGGCATTTTGCGAAAAGCAAGATCCCGGGTTGTAAGGTTTGCTAAATCGCCTTACAAGCGTCGGTCCTCTCAACCTCAAAATAGGCCCCTTAGGGAGTCGCCTGAGATCGCCAATCGTTCGTTTTTACGAACTTTTGAATCTGGTATTGGGGGTGTCCGTAATGGATACTCCCAAACCGTCGTTCCAGTTCTTGATCATTCGAGAACTTGGAGCGGATCTCGGACGCCTAACTACGGTAAGCTTAAACCTGGACAGCTACCGGTTAATCCGCATGCTGTCAAGATTGTTGAGGTGTTGGAAAATAAATACTCCAAATACCAGACGCAAGCTGCTTCTGGAAACTGGGAGTTGAATATTTTCCCTTACACAGAGGTCTACACGCCGCCCCTTTCGCCAATTGCGATACACTTGCCGTTGGCGGAACAAAAGGCTATCAGGAAACTTATTGATGCAGCGGGAGCCGGGATTCAAGCGAATCTCGCACAAAACCTTGCTCAATATGGTCAAGTCACGTCCATGATCGCAAATAATGCTATGCGAATCGTGAATGCGCTTAAGTTCGTTAAGCAGGCTAAGCGGCTTGGAAACAAGCAGCTCTATACTGCGGCGGGCATCCTGACAGCTGGACGAGGGAACCAAGGTATCAATATGAATGCTCTCAACAGTTCGAAGTCCGTTGCCAGCAATTGGCTCGAGCTTCAATACGGTTGGAAGCCTCTTCTTAACGATATCAAAGGCACCCTAGAAGCGATTCCTACGCTTTCTAACGTAGGGTCGTTCGTCCGGAGCGTCGAAGCATCGGCTAGTGCTGCGAAAGAGAGTGTTGTCGCTTATCCTCCTGGTGATGGCGTGATCGGGTTTGGTAATGGTGGTAAAACCACCTTTATCAATAAGACCCGAACCAAGTTCAAAATCAGGTTTAGGATGAGTGATCCCACTCTTGCCTTCGTGGCGCAAACCGGCTTTACCAATCCCTTGAACCTCGCTTGGGAGATCCTGCCATTCAGCTTTGTAGCCGACTGGTTCCTTCCGATTGGGCCTTACCTTGAAACGCTTTCAGCGTGGCATGGTTTGACCTTCATCGGCGGGAGCCGGACGAACTTTACAAGAGTCTGGATGGCTTCCACCATTGCCTATAGCGGGCCATCAGCTATAGAGCCGAGCGTAAATGTGCTGAAA